CCCCCTTGCCTTTGGCACGCAGCTTGTCCATATCCACAGTGTCGGTATCACCCAGGATATCGTTCTCCTCGTACAGCGCGATCATCTCCTCACCGTCCGCACTGTCCACCATCCGGTTCTCCAGTTCCTCGTCGTCACTCAACCGGCGGGTATAGATACGCACGCTCTTTACCTCCACGTCCGCCCCGGCGCTGTCAATGGTGATATATTTCGGATTGTCCTGGCGGAAGCTGAAGGCGTTGTCGTAGATGTCGGCACCGGTACGGTTGCCGTCCACATAAAGCTCCATCAGACGGCTCTCATTGCGGGTACCCACCATGAGGGCCACCTTGATCCACCGGTCTTCCACATAATTCGTGCCCAGCTTGATCTCACGCTCCACCAGCTCGTCGTCCTCGTTGGTATAGGACACTTTCTCACCGGTCTTGAAACTCGCTTCCGAAGGGGTGATATAAAGCCCCTTGCCACTGTCGAGACAGTCCACAACTGCGGTATCGCTGTCAGTGGGATTGCTTACCCGGAGGGTCAGTTCAATGGTCAGCCCCGTACTTTTCACATCGGTGGCAAAGGGCCGGTAGCCGATGACGGCTTTCGCACCGTTGGTCAGCTTCAGCGCCTCACCCGTCCAGCCGTTGCTGCTCCAGTCAAAACCCTCGAACGTGGTCTCCACGCCGTTCGACTCCCATGTTCCGGGGTTACTCTCCCCGTTGCTGCGGCCCGCCGCGTCAAGCTTGACCGCCAGGCCGTAGGTGGCCTCGCTGATATCGATACCGCTCTCACCCACGTCGATGCGCAAAGTGTACCCGGTCGGACCGGCTTTCAGGACAAGCGTCTGCGTGCCTTCCTCGGTAAACCGGTTACTGTAGGTCATCATGCTGCGGGGAGCGCTCACGGTACTGCTCTTGACGCCGTTTTTCCAGAACTCCACTTCAGCGGGCACACGGTCGGGATCATAGGCCACCCAGTCGAAAGTGAGCTTCTCGTAGCGGCCGGCTTCAAGGACCGGCTCCAGATGCTCGTCCCGTCCGAGGACATGCCCGTCGGCATGAATGAGCTTCAAACCGATGAAGGGCGCGCCGGTTCCGGCCTTCAGCAGGTCGATATGGATGCTCTCGCTTTTCAGCGTGAGGTCGTCAGTTTCCATCTCGGCCACCAGCTGGGCGGTATGCCGCCCCACGGACAGGCCGGTCATGGAAACCTCGAAACTGCCGTTCGTCGTGCCGCTGCGGGTGACCGTATGCGCGTTCTGCTGTACACCGTCCACGTACAGGCTGACGGTTTTCGTGCCGGTACCGCTCACGGCGTAGGGTATACTCGCGGAATCATAGGTACCGTAACCGCCGTTCTGGATGGTGGCCGCCAGGTTGTAACCGCAGGAAAGGGACAGGGTGACGCTCTTCACGCTCACGTACGCCTGCTTCTTCTGCGCCTTGCCCGTGGTGGGATCGGTAGTCTCGGCAATGACGTAGATATCGCTCGTGCCCACCAGCAGGTATTTGGTCAGGTCAAGGGTATAGGTACCCTTGCTCACTTCCTTCAGCGAGGAGGAATAAGTGGTGGTCGTCCCGCGCTTCACCTGGATGGTGACGGTCGCTTTCTGTCCGGTACTGCTACCCTTGTCATCACCGCCGGCAACCTGGTGGTCATAGGTATAGGTAAGTTTCACCGCTCCGCCTTCCTTCACGGTTTTCTTGTCGGTCTCGGCAAGCAGCACGATCTTGGTGGTGGAGGACTCACCGCCGCCACCGCTGCCGGCCGGGATGTCAACGCTCGCGATCTCCGCCCCGCTCTTGTTGGTCAGCGCAAGGCGGACACTGCTCTCGTCGTCGCTCACTTCCGCGCTCATGCCGAACACGGTACCGGCTTCCACCTCCTGGAATTTGGCGGCGACGGTCTTGTTCTGGACGGGATTGGTACTGTCAGCATCCAGGCTCTCGTCCACTTCCAGCTTGTCGATGGTCAGATCCACGTTGCCCTCGCTGTCGGGAACTTTCTTCTCGCCGTTCACTGTCAGGCTTTTCATCGTTCCGGCACCGCCGAAGTCCTCCCAGCTCGCCTCCTGCTCCCAGCTCGACAGACTTGTCCCCACGAACTGTTTGGTCTCCCATTTGCCCTGCGAGACTTCATAGGTGATGCAACGACCCTTGTAACGGTATTTCTCATCCACGGCACCAATCGCGGAGGAAAGGACATAATAACCGCTCTCCAAAGGGACTTCCGCCGTCACATTATACGTGTTACCGCCACCGCCCGTACCACCGGGAATATCAACGGAGGCAATCTCCGTCCCGGTCTTCCCCAGCAGGGTGAGTTTCACCGTGTCGTTCTCCTCATCAGGGACGGCCGTCATGCCACCGACCAAACCATCGTTCACACCGGCGGCGGCATCCTCCGCCTGTTTCGCAGCCGCGGATGCCGCTGCCGCAGCGGAATTTGCAGTTTCAGCAGCCTGATTGGCGGTACCGGCCGCATCAGACGCCATACCCGCAGCTTTATTCGCCAAAGCCGCAGCATTATCCGCTTTCGTGGCAGACGCATTCGCCGTGGCAGCGGCATCATCGGCCGGTTTACGCAAAAGGGTAAGCGGAGCACTCACCAGCTCACTGCCGCGAAGGGCGGGGAGACTTTTGATATTGTCAAGGGAGCTGACCTCCACAAGTTCATCAACGCTCTGGCTCTCGGCCTTGATAGCGTTCAGGATGTCGTTCTTAAGTTCCGTTTTCTCCGATTCTGTAAGTGCCATAAGTTATTCCTCCTTTTTTATTGTTGTCAGTCATTGTAATAATGGTATGAAAGCGCGCTGAAGCCAAGGATGCACCAGCCGCACTTGTTCAGGCTGTTAATGATGGCGGGCTCCTCCCAATCCTCGCCCGTGTAGAGCAGGAGGTAGCGGTTCTCGGAGGTGACGTACAGCCAGTTCCTCTCCGGGTTCTCCGGAGCGGAAGAAAGCTCTCCCTTCCACGTGATGCGGAGATCATCGGAAGCGCCGCCGTAAACGGGGAACTCCACCCACGCGCCGTACCAGTAAAGGTAGTTGCGGTTCCTTTTCGTGTCGTAGTAAAGCCATCCGCTCGAGGGGGAAGCGGGGGGACCGGCCGACGCTCCCCGCCACGAAACCAGGTCCGCAAGGATTCTCCCGTTCAGCTCGGGGGTACCGACCAGCTCGATGATCCCGCTGATCCAGTCGATCCTGTAGGGGTCGGAATAGGAAAGCAGCGAATCACTGCTAAGGTTCACGTTGGAACCGCGGAGCAGCGTGCCGTCGTCCACACGGACGGAGCTGTAGCGGATAGAGCCCACCGTACGCGTATAGGGAGGGTGGCAGCCGTTGTAAAGGGTTACGCGCGAGCCGATATAACGCACGTCGTTCGGAAGGATGATGTCCGCACCGTTCGACGAACCGGCCATGTCCACCTTCAGGCTCAGCTCGCGGCCGATCAGGTAGCCGGCCTCGCCGCGGCCCGAGCAGGAGGTCAGGACGGCGTCGCTCGACTCCACAAGGTGGAAGTTCGTGCGGATATGCCCGGAGAACGTGCCCGCGTTCGCCTCGATGCTCCCGTCCTCCAGGATCTTGAAATTATCGTTGGCCGTCACGAGGCCCTCCAGCTTGACGCGGTCACCGGTCAGCTTCACCACGCTGATCTTGTTGCCGTCAGCGTCCGTCCCGTCCACACTCACGCCGATAAGCGCCAGTTTCCCGTCCGCGTCCTGGGCGTAGATGCCCGCGCCTTCAGGCTTCACCACAAGCCCCGTCTCTTCCAGCATATTCTCGTCACGGTCAAAGACGGCGGCCGTTATCTTCACCAGACGCTCCGACTGCTCGAAAAGCGTCCGGTAGCGGTGTGCAAGGCTCTCCACCTTGTCAGTGGACAGCACGAGCATATACAGGTAGATGTCACCGGTAAAGGACAGTTTGAAATCACCGGTACCGTTCCAGAGGCCGCTACAGGTGTACTGCACGTAACCATCAGTTGCAGACAGTTCCTCCTCCACCTCCAGGCTGTTGAAGTTCGCGAAACCCGTCTTGTCAACGTCCAGGAACTGGACTCTTAGAGTCCCTTTGGTTGCGCAGCGGTAGAAGAAGGAAAGGTACACCGGCACGGCCTCCTTCTCCCCGTCACCGTTCACAGGCATGGAGGGGATGCTTTTCAAATTCGCCCGTTTCTGGAGGATGTACTTGTTACGGATGTGCACCACCGTCCGCCCGTCATCCACCGTCACGCTCGCCCCGTCGCCCTTTCTGGTCAGTACGTTGTTGTTCGCCCAGATCCATTTGTTACCTGCCAGGAAGAACACCGTCTCGTTCTCCGTGTTCCATTTCTCCAGCCCGTCATCGAAGGCGGGGTTGTTCAGGTAGCCCTTCTCCGTGGCGAAGTCGTTCCTTAGGGCGGTCACCGCGCTGGTGATGCGCCCCTCCACGATCTCGAACTTGGTCTTGATGTCCTCACCGGTCACCAGAAGGAAAGTCCCGCGCAGGTAGGCGTTGTCGCTGTAAAGGCCGTTGCCGTGCGGCTGGTTGTCAGCCGGGAACCAGTCATCGCTGATGCCGTCCAGGTTGCCCAGGCGCGCACGAAGGCAGCCGGTGAAGTTCTTCGCCTTCACCCCGTCCATCACGTCCACGCGGGGCTGACCGTCCTCGGTGGCGGAGATCAGGATCAGGTTCTGACGCAGCGGGTTCTCCGTGTTGCCCATCAGCACGCACTCGTCACCGGCCTCCGGAAGGGAACCTGAAAATTCATCCTCACTTACGAGAATGGAGTCACCCTCCACGCCGGCCACCTCCACCCAGTACCCTTTCAGGTTCCCGCCGCTGAACGTGGCGCAGCGCATCAGGTCATGGGCCTGGAAACTGTTGTCCTGCTCGAAAGTGATCCTCCAGTAACCGTCCTCAAGTACGGCGGTCTTTATTTTCCCGTTGGCGGCGCTGACGCACAGCTGGCCGCCAACGCTGCGTACCTTCTCGATAAGCAGCTCCAATACTACCATGACCTGGCGTACCGTCAGCTTGTCGATGGTAAGATGGGACAAAGCGTCCTCCATCCACAGCCGCCACCCCTCACCGAAAAGACCGTCCACGAATTTCGGGCTGCGAAGGAACTCACGCACGACAAGGGTCAGCAACTCGGCATTGCCCTTGTCATCAATACCCGCATTATCCTCCTGTCCGAAAGAGGCTCCCGCTTCGAAGGTGATCTTCCCCT